ATACCAGGAGCTGAAGTTCGCCCCCGTGATGCTGGCCACGTCCGCACTGCGGGTGACCGTGGCGGTGGTGGTGGGGATGTAGCTGGTGGGGAAGGCAGCGGCTTCTAATTGGGCGCCCCAAAGGTAAAGGCCAGAGGTGTTGTCTCCGGTCCAGCTGTTTGCAGCTGACGTGGCGCTAGAGGATAGACGAATTTGAACAGAAGTACTTGTTGTTGCCGTTGCTTGAGAAATAAGCGTGCATCTATACCAGCCATTTGGAAACGCTTGGATCTGCGCTGATGTATTTGTGCCAGAAATACTTATGGTAAAACTACCGGCTCCGGAAAGGGTAAAAGACGCTGCAGTATTAGTCCCAAAGGCGCTAGATGGAAGAATTAAGCCCAAATACCTAGTAGCTCCAGGAGCTTGTTTTGCCCAACAAGAGAAGGAGTAAGTAGTGCCGCTAGTGAATGAAATTGATCTTGCAAGATAACGACCAGTGGTAGCAGTATCTTCTTGATACAAATCTGCAGTTGTTGCACCGTCAGGAGCTACTGCTTGGTTTGCGGTCAATGTTCCTTGGAGGTTTGCTTTAGACCAATAAGCATTATCAAATTCTTCGCTGTACTGAAATAGGTTTGTTCTTGACTCCTCTACCAAAAGCCCAAGGCTTTCGCGGGTCGTGGGGTTGTGGTCGAAGCGTGCTTCGTTCGTCGTCGCGGTCTTGATCAGCCCGTCGCTGCCCACATACGTCCCACTGCTGGCGTGGGTGAAGGTGATGCGGGGATCAAGCGTCTTTTGCCCAGCAAAGTCCAAGTCCAGACTATAGACTGCCTTGGCACGACGCCACAGTTCATTACGGGCCCAGGGCCCTGCTTGCAGGGCACGACGGAACGGCAGCAGCAGGGTCATGGATTAGTTCTGCGCGATTGCAAGCTCAATAAAGTGCTGCTCACCACTGGTCGGGGTGTAAGCACTGGTGACGGTCAAGATGCCGTAGATGGCGCCAGCAGCTGCATCACAGACAAACGGCAGGTTCACAAAGGTCGACAGTGCCCCGCTGGCATCCGACCCAGTACCACCAGAGACATGGTTGAAGTCGATGAAGCCAATCCGGTTGGCCCGGTTGGCGTACAGCATCGTGAACTGCGCGTTGTCGTTGATTGCAGTGATGCTGCTGACCTTGTACAGGTGCAGGCGGTAGGTGGCACCCGTGGTGGTGGTGCTGTTCTTCATGTGCCGGGCGGACATAATCACACCGCTACCACCATTGGTCCGTGCGGCACTGCTGAAGGTCAGCAGGGCAGGGGCAGTGGTGCTGTTGCTAACGACGTCCTGCGCTGCGTAAGCAGTCGTGTCCGATGGTCTGGTGAAACTGGCGCTGGTGATGACCTGCACGCCAGAAGATGGAATCGCCCCGCCATCGGGTCCGATTACCCGCTGTACCCCAAAGTATTCAGGTGCGGTTGCGGATGGCATTGCTTTTGTCCTCTAAGGGGCCAGTACAACTGGTTCTATTCTGAGGCTGGCAACTGGGTTTGGCCAGCGACCATCGAAATGATGAGAAGGGCTACTTGGCAGCTAGTTCATCAAGCCTTGCCTCCAGATCCTCAATTTTTCCCAAAGCCTCTTTTAGGGCCGCTGCAAGCAACGGCACCAGCTTGGAATGGTCAATGCTTTGGTAGATAGCGTTGCCATCGGAATCAACGGCATCTTTCTCCCCAATGACAGCCTCAGGAACCACTTTCTGAACCTCATGGGCAAGGAAGCCGTCAACGGTGTTTGCCTTGTCAGAGATAAAGTTGAAGCGACTGGGGTTGAGCTGCTTGATGCGGTCAACCGCGTTTGAAATGCTGGAGACGTTCTCCTTTAGGCGATAGTCGGAAGAGGTCGCGTAGGTCGTCCCTGATCCGCTAACCGTAATGGTGCCAACGGTGCCATTTGAATTGGCAAACCGAATCAGCCCGACTGAAGACGTGGTGTTGCCAGCACTGAATGTCGCGCCTCCATTGTTGATGCTGACACCAGATACAAAAGCGGATGGCGTATCCACGCATCCAATCAAGAGTGTCCCAGCGCTGGAAACCCTCATCCTCTCAATAGGATTTGTCGAGTTGGCTGGGCAAGTATTAAAGGTCAGTGCGCCCGGAAGACTGGTGTTTGATGAGCTCATATCAGCAATGGCGCCAAGCCATGCAAACTCCCTCCCATCATTAGTGCCAAAGGTGATGACTCCAAGTTGCTGCCCGGTTACGACGTTAAAAGCAGAATCATTGCGGGCAAGCGAAGCAACACCAGGCGTTGGCGGATATTGACTTAACGCGCTATTGCCTGTGATCTGTAGCCTTGCATTTTGGGCGTAAGTGCCAGAGCTGAATGAGCTGGTCTTGCCAAGCAACAACCGTGCACTATTGTCCAGCGTCATTCCGGTTGTGGCGCCCCCATCTGAGCTGAACCCAACGCCGTACATGCCACGCAAATACAAATGCCCCACAGTGGAGCCAGTGCCAACAGCGTTGGCCGCTGTAATTGATGCAATCAGATGACTATGGGTTGTGTCATCAATTTTGATCCGCGCATCTGTGACACTACGAATGTGCAGCAGGTTGGTTGGTGACGTGGTGCCAAGACCAGTGCGACCCAACGAATCCACTGCAAAACTTCCGAAAGGTGCTGCTTCGCTGAAAGAAACCGCAGGCGCGACACCTGAGGCTGCGCCAACAAAATTGAAAGCACCACTTCCGGTAATACGGAATCGCTCTAGGCCATTGGTTGATACACCAACGGCATTGCCTGAAGGAAGAAAGACGCCAGCGGTTGGTGCTGTTGATGACGTAGGAAGAAACGTCCCTGCGGTGGCGCTGCCAGTGGCGACGACGTTGCCAGTGGTGACGACGTTTTGGCCTGTCAACTTGAGGTAACGGGTCTCAGGGTTGCTGGCGTAGTAGTTAAGCCAATTCCATGTGCTGCCAACAATCGTGTACCGCAGACGCACCACAAGGCCTGGGTCACCAACAAACCCTGCGGGTAGGCCGGCCAGTGGGGTAAAACTCTGTAACCCGGTTGAGTCCTGTACCTCGATGTAGGTGTCGTTTGCAGGGCTGGCCGGGATAGCCGCAACGTTTGTCTTCAGCTGGTAATTGATGGAGCTGGAGATTGCAGCAATGGCCTGTTCAGCCTTGTAGTCGGCGGTATTGGCTGTGGTAACTGCGCTTGTCGCGTTGGTGCTGGCGGTGTTGGCAGCACTGTTTGCGGCGTTGGCAGTTGTGACAGCAGCCGACGCATTGCTTGAAGCAGTGTTCGCAGTCGTCACTGCAGCTGAGGCGTTGCTGGCAGCGGTGTTGGCAGTTGCTACCGCAGCGCTGGCATTGGTTGATGCCGTATTTGCAGTGCTCTGTGCAGCATTGGCGGTGGTGACAGCAGCATTGGCTGCCGTTTGCGCAGCATTTGCAGTTGCCTGTGCCGCAAGAGACTGGCTGATCCCTGCGTCGTTGCGGTCCTGCTGCTCCTGGACGACGTACAGGTTTTGGAGGTCAGCCGTGTTGAGGTCGCTGGAAACCAGGTTGGAACCATCCGTCCATGGCACCAACTGAGAGCTGTCTGGCGTATCCCGCAAGACCGTGAGCGTCACACCATTGGCAGGGGCCACGGTGGTTTGCACCTGTGTACTGCTTGTCCAGGCGTAGTCGGTGCCTTCCACCAGCAAGCTGGTGTAGGTGCCATAAAGGATGTTGAAGCCTGTATAGACCTTGACGTGGGCCTTTAGCAGGTATGGGAACGGGACAGAAAAGTTCTTGTTGGAACCATTGCCCCCGTAGCTGGCATACGAGAAGGCCACCGACTGCTCTGCACCTGTGCAGTCTTACCTTATCGGCCTCATCACTGGCGACCAAGGCCTAGAGGGCTGGCCTCAAGGCGAGCGCGAACATTGCCTTGCAAAGCTCGCAAGTTACCAAGCGCCATTTCCTGGAACTCAGGGTGTTGACGCACCATCTCTTGGACCCCGAGCTTGTCGTAGTAGGTGACGATTGCATTGAACACCTCGTAGACACCGCGAGGGTCATTGACTCGATCCTTTCGAATGCTCAAAGGCTTGTTGGGTTGAGTCACAAGGCTGGGGCCACCAGGGCTGTTGAGCTCCAGGTTGTACTCAGGGTCTTGCCGCAGCTTGTCCAGGGCCTCTTTAAGGGTCTTGCCCTGCACGTAGCTATCGACGTTAAACACGGCTGTGCCCACATTGATCGTGGCGTTGCCAGCTCCAAGTACGGCAGCGGCAGGCATCGTTCCCGGGATTGTGCGCATGGCTTCCCGGTAGGTGGCCTCCTGCGGTATGGTCATGTTGGTGGGCACCGGCAGGCCTTCTGAGACCGTTCCTTCCGGGCGCGGCTTCATGCCCAATCCGTGCTGGCGCAACCACTGGCGAAGCGGGTTGTTGGGAACAATGACCGGCATGAACGGGATCGTCTCGTCAACCGACAGCCCGAGCGGGCGCTCAATCCGATCGCCTAGCCAATCCTTGTCTTCTCTCTGGGGTGGAACGAGTTGGCCCAGGATCGGGTAGTCCTTGAAGATCCGGCTGGCGATGTTGTTGACGATCTCCCAGGTGGGATCTTGCTTGAGGGCCTGATACTCGGCAGGAGTCAGCTCGCGACGTTTGGCGACCTCTTCATTGGGGTCGTTAAACCCTCTAGAGGCAGAGGTGAACAAGCCAGACAGAGGCAGGATCCCATTCATCTGCTTGCCAAGTTCAGTGGCCCAGTCCACATCGTCACCACGCCCAGCCCTAAATACTGCGTTCAACAGAGACGTCACGCCGGTCAGGGAGGCCTTGTTCATCACCGTCCTGGCATAGGCATGAACGATGCCTTCCATGTGTGTGGTGAAGCTGTTGTTGTCTATCCGGCCCTCATGGCGAGCACGCAACAGGTCTGCCTGCAGGCCCATCAGATCAATCAGATCAATGGACGCACCTGACAGCTTGGCCAGCCCCTGGGCACCGCCAAATGCAACTGAGAAGGAATAGGGCTTGAAGTCCGGCCCAAGGCGGTCCCGGTCTTCTTGCTTGGTCGGGCCGCCATCGCTGAAGATCCCGGCCTCCCAGAGCAGCTGAGTAGTGCTGGCCAAAGCCAGTGAGCTCACAAACGACGCACGGCTCTTGGCCAGAAGGTCGGCATCAACTGCGCCCCCTTCCCAGAACTTGCCAAAGGAGTCGTCACCAGGCCTTGCCCAGCCGCCATCGGCAAAAGCGTTCTTGGCCTCGATGTAGAGCTGCTTAGGGATCTGGACGTACATGTCATGGCCAAAGAGCCATTTGATGCCGTTGGCAGGAACACGCCAGACAGGAATCACCCAGCCCGCCAGCGGATTGCTGCGCATCAGCTGCACGCCTTGGGTAAAGCGATCGTCCAGTTTCTGAGTAAAGGTGACCTGGTTGCCCCTCTCAACGCCCAGCTTGCCGAGCTCATCAGCGGCGTTCGGGGTGCCATGCAGGTTGTTGAACATCAGAAGCCGCAGCTCCTCGTTATCCATGTCCCCAGCTGTGGCACCCAGTTCCCGAAGACGGAGCTTGGCCAGCTCGTCATCGGTCATTAAGCCGCTGAACACAGCTTTCTCGGCCAGCTGATCGGCCCGTTGGCGGATCCAGTTGCGGTCTACGCGCCGGCCGTTTTGCTCAACAACGCCTTCGGCTTCCTTGGAGGCACGTAGCCACGCCTCATGGTTGACCTTCCAGTCGAAGCTCATCTTTCTGATCACTTCGTCCCCACCGTTGAGCAGGCGGAAGGACGGCGTGTAACCAGCGGTGGTGCCGGTCAACTGTTCGACGCCAGCACCCAGTAGCTTGCGGAAGCTCAAGTTGAGCAGGTTCAGGAACGTCACCGACGTTCCGATCAAGGCGGTCTTGGCGTGGTACGCGGGCGTCGTGAACAGTTCCCAGGCATCGTTGAGGTCACGGTTCACCGTGGCCTTGGTCTGCTCGAGGATGTCGTCCGACAGCTCTGCGTAGTTGTTGACGTCAAAGGTCTTCTTGCCATAGGCAAAGTTGTCCCAGGCGTTAAGCCAGGCCGTGTTCATGCCTTGCTGGACAGAGCGGAACGCATGGCCCATGGCACCAAGCTCTGACTTGAGCCCGTACTTCAGAGCGCCCTCGGCAATGTCCTCGAGCCCATAGGCTCCGCTGACAAGGATGGAAGTCGGGTTACGAAAAAGCCATGTCGCAGCACCGCTGAAAAAGTTGTCTTTGCGGTAGGTGCCCAGGACCCTTACTTGGGTCATGAAGTTGGGCTCGTTGAGCGACCTGCCCGCCAGTTCGTCGAGCCTCTTGGCCGTTGCTAGGCGCTTGAGTTTTGTGGGGTCGCCTGATGCGATTGCATCTTCTACTTGAGCCAACAGACTGCCAGCCTTGATCTCGTCAAGAGTCAGGAGATTGACGTCCTTGTCAAATTTCATGAAGATGTTTTCGTTCGCCCAGTCCCCGAACTGACGGGTGCGCAGCGCTTGGGCGATCTTGCGCGACACCTGGTTATCGAACTGCTCAAACGCGTGAGCCCACTGGGCAACATTCGCCAGATTTGTCTTGGCAGTGTCGTCCAAAGCCCCGAGCTTCATCAGCTCTGACGCCTCATCCAGCGCATCCGCATAGGTGCGGACGGCATCCATCTTCACCCGGTTCACGATGTAGGCATTGACCGGCAGCTGATCGATGCCGGCCAGCTTGCGCTTCATGGCATCAAACAAGGGTCCGGGCTCAGCTCCGTAAGCCATGGCCACCACACGGAACTGAGCATCGGCCACACCTTCTGTGTAAGGCCTGCGCAGCTCTACGCCCTTTTCGCTGGCATTGCGCTTGAGGGCAAGAACCTCCAGCAGCTTGCCTAGGTTCTCTTCGCCAAAAGGCAGCTGCGCATAGTTGATGTGTAGCCCTTTGCTGCCAATAGGACGGGCTTGTTGTTCAAAGCCTGCGCGCATGGCTTGGCCGATAGCCTCCTCGTCCATGGCCATGGCATCGCGCTCAACCTGATTCCAGAACCGCTGGGGGTTGATCTCTAGCTTGTCGCCCGAAAGCATCCTGAATCGGATCGGCTTGGGCTCTGGCTGATTAGCGACAGCCTGGTTCAATTCGCCAGCCAGTCGCCTTTGCACGGCTTCATTGGCGGCTTTTTGCTCGCGCAGAGCCTGCAGCTGCTTTTCGAGATCAAAACACTCAGCCATTGCAGCTGCCCTCCGCAATCTTGCGCTCAAGTTTTGCAATCTCATTGTCCAGCTCTTTGGCCTGCATCGCAGCCCTCTGCTGCTGCACTTTCAGCTGCCTTGCTTGGCCTCTTGAAAAGGTTGCCTGAGCTGTTGCCTGACGCTTGCTCACGGGTGGTGCGGCAGCGGCTTCAGGGGCTTTGGCGGGCTCTTTCATCGCCGTGCCTTCTGGCGTCCACTCGTAGGTGTTGGCCTTACGTGGTGGTGTTGGTGTCAGCTCAGGATTGAACTGCGGTGTTGCAGCCCTGACCCGATCAACAGCGCCACCAAACTCATTGCGCTGCAGGGCATAGAAACCCTCGCCAAGGATGCCCAGCTTCTTCTTCTCTTCCCAGGTCATTTGGTCCCAGCCGCGATCGGCCAGCCATGCCTGACGCTGCACGCGCTGCGCTTGAGCATCCATCACTTGGTACTCGTACCTCAGCCGCATCTCATCAATGAGCAAGTCAGCGTTCTTGCCCCCGGCTTTGTAGATGGGCAGCTGGTCATTCAAAAACTGCATAGGCAGTTGACCGCTCTCATCAGCCAGCAGGTCGTCGATGAACTGGCCTTGCTGGAAGAACTCAGGGCCGTCAGGGCGCTTGGGCAGCGGCGTCACCGGCGCTTGCACCTCGCCGTTGTCGATGGCCCGTTGCAGGATCTCGCGCTTGAGGCGGTTGCGGGTTTCAGCGTCAATGCCGCGAGCCTGGTAGTCCACCATCGGCACCACCACCTCGTTACCATCGGCATCGAGAGTGCGGCTCATTCCTGGCACATCCAGGTTTGCCGGCACGTCCAGCAGCGGTGCGTCGCCACCAGCTGGGTTGGTCGTCAGCCGCAGAGCGCCCTGTTCAGGGGTTGGCGGCTCTGGCGGCAGGTAGCGCCCACGGCGCTCGCTGATCTCCACCAGGGCATCAACAATGTCCTGCTTCTTGGCGTTCCACACCCGGCGGCCAGTGCGTGCCTTGACCAGAGCAGCCACCTCAGGGCTGGAGTCCGGCATTGCCAGCCGGCGCAGCTGGTCCCGGTTCCAGCCCTGCAGCGCGTTGCGGTAGTCATCTGGCGTCCGGTAGCCGTACTCGCTGGCGGTGGCAGCCAGGTCGCGGAACGGAGGCAGCTGAATCTCATCAGCCAGGTTCAGGCCCAGCTGCTGTGGCAGCGTCATCTCAAGCTGATCACCCACCAGGGTCTCGGGAACTTGTGACCGCGCTTGCAGCGATGCCACCTGCTGCTGTGCAGCATCCAGTTCTTTCTGGGCACGAGTCAGCAGGCGCTTGGCCCCTGTCGGCGTCAGGTTGCCTGCATCTGCTCTCGACTGGATCTCGGCAATCCGGTCATTGATCGTTTGGATCTGAGCTTGGGCCTGGGCAAGCTCCTGAACATTCCGTTCCTGGCCTGCTTGGCGATAGACACGGCTGTGGACCTGGCGCAACTGCTGGTCATCCAGCTCGTCCAGGTGCGCCAGGTACGTGTCGATCTCAGGCCTGGGGTCAACAAGGTCAAACTCGCCTTGGACACCAGAGCGCGGGGCCAAGAACTCGTCAGTGGTGCTAGTGAGGTTCAGGTCAGCGATCTGCTTATCGACCTCAACCAGCTGCTTCTCAATGCCATCCAGCTGATCGGGGCTCTCTTGCATGGCTTTGATCAGCTGCCCTCTCTGTGTCTGCAGCTGGCGGATCTGCAGGCGCACCTCGGGGTCAACTGCCTGGCCGACATTCAGCTCAAGCTGGCCCAGCTCTCCTTGCTCGACCAACCCCTGTTGCTGCAGCCACTCACGCTGCTGCGTGACCTGTCTGATCTGGGTCTGCTCCTGTAACGACCGTCCAATAGCTGAGTCGTAGGGGGCAAGCGGACCGCCCACATCCCATGGACTGCGAGCCGGATCCCAACCCTGGCTCCACTGTCCGGCTTTTGCCTTGGCAAAGTCATTCAGCTGATCACCTTGCTGACGGCTGAAACCAGCGGCAGCAGAAGCAGCGTCTGCTGGTGCACTTGATCCATACGCAGAGGGCAACGCTGGCCCAGCCATTGGCTTGGGCATGTAGGGCTCGAGCTCAGCATCAGCCAGATCCTTGATCCAGTTGACATCCCCATTCGCCAACCCTCTGCGGATGGGGGCAAGCAATGCGCCAGCACCAATCAATGCCAACGGTGCGGCGATGCCCTCAACCATCAAGCCCTTGCCGAATGCCTGCAGGTAGTTATCCCCTTCCTCCATACGACCTGGGAGCCTGAAGCCCGTTTCAGCAGGCACCACCTCGCCGGTCCAGTTGCCCTGTGCATCGACAACACCACGGGCAGGTTTGACGGCACGAATGAAGGGAACACCCTTTGTGTCGTTGGGGTCGAAGGTGAAGTTGTCTGGCAGGTTCGCCAGGTTGCCGTCCTGCTGATCCAGGAACGGTGCAGCAAGCGCAGTACCGACCAACGCTTCGCCAACGTTCTTGGCAACGTTCACGCCAGCCTTGATCTTGGGCGAGGCCTGGACAGCAACAGCTGCACGGCGCACTGCTTGGGTGGCCTTCATTGCATCGGCTGCCTTCTTCAGCTGGCCCAGTTGCCCCAGCCGCCGCAGCACTGTGGCACCAGTGGCAGCACCTGCTAGCTCAGCGCCAATCCCTTCACCCACTGCCAGGCCAGCTTCATCAGCTGCGGTGACCTCAGAGCCAGTACCAATACGGAATGGGTTGAACTGCCGGGCCTGCTTATCGCTGATAGTCCAAGCATCCTTGACATCAATCGGCTTGCCCTGAACCAGATCACCCAGGGCATTGGTCAACTTGCTGATCCCGTTGATGGGGCCGGTAAAGATCCCTGCCTTGGTGTCAGGCGACGCCAAGGTGTTCATCAGCTGCCCCAACGGCTTGAGCGGGCCCAGCCGGTTCTCGAGCGACTGGTTCATCTGCGCCCGCGTTGCCTTGGGCGGAGATGCCGGAGGCCACACCGGATTCAGATCGTCAGACAGAGGGGCAAGGTTGAACTTGGGCATGGGTCAGGGCCTCCTGTTGCTACGGATGATTCGCAGCAACTTGTTCACGTAATTGGGATCAGTGGCGTATCCCTGCTGCTTCAGGATCCGCGCTGCTTCTTCAACGGTCTTCGCTTTATTCGCTCCATTACTGCCCTGATACCACTTGCTCACCAAGTAGCCGACGCTCTCATTAGGGCTTGCAAAGTCCATGAAGCTGGCTGAGGTGTTGACCCGTTGGCCACCAACGACTTCCCACGTATTGCGGCGAGTGCCTGCCCCTTTCTGACCGAAGTAGTTGTTGCGTCCGCTGGTGGAACGCCCCCAGTCCGATTCGAGAGCCCACTGTGCTGCCACCAACTCTGGGAACTTGGCACCGTTGGCACGAGCCATGGCAACAACCTTGTCCCACCCAGGGCCGCCGCTTCCGCCTCTTGTAGACCGGGTAGCGACATACGACTGACCGCCGCCACCGCTGTACTCAGGAGGCAACGTGGCAGCTGCAGCCGGCGGCATGATCATCTGCATCAGCCAGCTACCTGGCGAGAAGCTGTTGTATCCAGTCAGCACCATCCCCAAACCCAAGCTGCTGTAGTTGGCGCTGGAAATGGTCTTGCCTTGCCGCTCGCGGATCAGCTGCTGTTGCAGGTATTTGGAGATGGTTCCGTCCCGATCCATGTCGGGATAGAACCGGGTCATCTGCTCGAGCAGATAGCGGGTCGTTGACGTGTTGGCGCGACGAGCAAGGTTGTAGAGCTCTGGGCTGACCGGCTTGCCGTTGTTCAGGTTTTGCAGTTCGGAGTGCAGCCAGGGCTTGCTCATCACCGGACGAGCCTCATAAGCCTTGACTGTCGAATCCTTGAGTGCGCCGGCCTTACTGCGATCAACACCGCGCACGTCAGGACCAGGCTTGGTGCCCTGCTTCGGCCCTGTGCCCACCGACCCCTGGCCGACCTCACCAGGGTTCATGCCCGTGGCCTGGCTGTAGATCCGTGCGTACTCAGGCGATTTACGGGCAGCAGCTACTGCTTGGCTGACGATGACGTTCTGGGCAGAAGGCGGGATGCGACCCACGCCGGGGTTTTCCTTGCGCCAGGCGTTCATGCCAGCCATCACCTGGCGGACATACAGGTTCTCCAGATCGATCGCAAAGGCGGCCAGCTTGTTGGGGGCAGCGCTCATGGCTCCTCCCACCGTCATGCCTGGCTGCAGCAGCAGCGACATGGCTTCGCCTTTGGGATCCAACGACTTGATGGGTCCAAGGCCCATGTCTTGTTTGATCTCACCCTTGATCTGCCCAAACAGGCCCTCGGGCATGTCGTTGAACAGCTTTTCGCGCTCGTTAATGCGGGTCTGCAATTTCTGGCGAAGCTGCTCTCTGCCCTCGCCCGTGCCTTCGCGGTTTGCGTAAGCATCGGCCTGGGCCCGAACGCGGCCAATGTTTTTGGGCGACAAGTCGTTGGGCGAAAGGTTGTCTACCCAGTTCTCGACAGCCGCTCGTTCCTCGGCCGTCATGCTGAACGCTGCCCTCGCAAACGCCTGCGATTGAGTGGCTTTGTCGCCCAGATAGTTGTCGATGTCCAGGTAGCCGATCCGCAGCCCATAGTTCTTGGCGGCAACCATCCGTTGCTGGTAGTCCTCTGAATCCACGACAACGCCCGGATGTCCAGGACCGTTCTTGCCGTAATAGAAGGCGTCCATCTGCTGGCCCAGATCCTTCTGCTTCAGCTCGAACCTCTGGGTTGTCAGCTGCAACCCCTTGTTCTGCATCTCCAGCAGCTGAACAGGGTTGGCATCAATGAAGCGCGGCCGCTTATCGAGAGGATCGTTGGGGCTGCCGACGCGAATTTCGCGGACAATTCCTTCAATCGCCGGGTTGCGGCTGAGCAATGCGAGGTTGCCGTAGACCTGCTGCATCGCATCTTTTTTCTTGTCACCCGCCAGCAGCCGAAGGCCTTTGTCGATCTGATCGGTCAGAACCAGACCGGCCAAGGAGTTAAAGCGTGGGTCGGTACGGGTGATGACTGAACCATCAGCCATCGACACGCCGTTCCTGAGGATCTGAGCCAGCACCCCGTTGACTGCGCCACCCGTTGCCTCAGTGGTGGTGCGAGCTGTCTCTTCGTTCCACAGCTTGCGGTGCTGCTCGGTGTACGTCTCCCATGCCTTGTTTACGGCGGGCACGACATAGAACTGACTCTCCAGCTCATCGCCCGTCAGCCCATAGGCAGACATGACCTTGTTGGTGATGGCTGCTTTCTGTTTGACCAGCTCACCGCTGCCAGGGGCCAAGCCAGCTCGAGCACCAGCGTTGACCGCCAGGTCGTTCAGCAGGGCGTCATCAACTTCGGCTGCGGCCATCTGGGCTACGGCCCGCTTCCGGCCCACCTGGCTCCAGGGGTTGGAGTCCTGCAGCAGCTGTGAAGCCACTGGGTCAACCTTCTGCAGCTGGTTGATCTGCGCAGCAGCGTTGGCAGCGCCTTGCTCCTGCTGCACCTGCAGGCTCAGGGTCGCCTTGGCCTGTTGGTTCTTGAGCTTCTTGAGCTCGTCGTAATAGCCCTCCTCGATCTTGCCCTTGGCGTAGGAGAGGTAGCCCTGGGCGCCTGCCTGCACCAAGGTTTCGGTGAACGGGCTAAGAGCCGTGGCTAGCTGCTGGTATTGGTTGTAACCCTGAACGCTGCCGCCACTGCCCATCTGCAGAGTGGTGACGCCATCCGGGGTGCCGAGCATTGCTGGCTTGGCAGGCCCGGCGATGTTCTTGTCGGCGGCTTGAACGAACGCGCCGATGGGCCGCGCTACCGGCGTGATCTGACCAAAGGGGAGAAGACGGTCTGCCATGGATCAGCCCAAGAGATTGACGCCGCTAAACGCGACCTTGGTGTTGCCAGTTCCAGGCCCTGTTGAGCCCGTTGGGGTTTTCAAGCCCTTGAGCTGACCGGCAAAGCTCATCCCCGTGCTGATGCCGCCCAGCACAGCGCTGCCAATGTTCAAGGCCGCGGCAGCACTGCTCGGCGCACCACCGCGCATGGTTGGCGGCGGCGGAGTGATCAGCGTTGGCAACGGCGCGAACGGCGCCACAGGGTCGATGTATGGCTGCTCTTCGTAGAACTGCTGGCTGTTCCAGCGGCTCAGGTACTGAGCAACCTGCCCTGCCTGTTCGCGGGTGTACTGCCGGCTGCGGGTGCGTTGGTTGATCTCCTGCAGTGTCTGAAAATCGCCGGCCTGGCGGGCGTAGTCATTGACCAGGCGATCAACGCTGCGGCCTTCCTGGGCCATGGCCTGCACCGATGCACGGCCCTGCAGCGCCCTCCACTGGTACTGCTGCAACGCAACAGCCTCCTGCATGGAGGCTTCTTGGTACGCCTGCGTTGTCGCTTCGCTGTCCCGCATGAAGGCAGCGCCAGTCGCCGCCCGGGTTTCTGCAACCACTTCCGCCTGGCGGATTGAGCGCATCAGCTCAAGGTTCCGCAGCGAGTGCGTGTAAGACAGCTGCTGGTTGTAGTTGACCGTATCGGCCCAATACTTGTACTGAGCGTTGCTGTCTTGCACGCGAGCGTTAAAACCCGCCTGCCATTGGGCGAATTGATTGTTGGCGTCCTGGAACGCCGTCTGGTTGGCGTAGTCCTGTTGCTGGGCCTGATAGCCCAGACCAGCCTGGGCAATGCCTAGTCCGGCTTGAGCAGCTCCTAAGGCAATCGGGATTGCAAGAGGTCCAATAGGCATCAGGCTGCCCTCCAGAAGTGAGCAAAGAGCTGAGCGCTACGGCCCATTGGCGCCGGGGTGTCGATCTTGAACCCCAGGTGCTCAAGCCAACGCAGCGTTGCCTTGTTTGACCACAGCGCCCAGTTCTCCAGGTACTGGTGCTGCTTCAACAAGCCATCAACCCACTGGCGACCACCGCGCAGGAATTGCTGGCGATGACTCTTGGTTGCCAGCAGCTCATCCGTGCCGAGCAACCAGATCCAAGATCCAGAGACTCCACAGATGCCCACGGCCTTCCCGTCATCTCCATCTATGCAACGGCAATTCTGGCTGTTTTGCCAGCTCTCATAAACCGCCTGCTCCCCTGTAAGGCCGTGGCTGTAGAGCACTTCAAGCCGATCCTGGTACCTCAACATTTTTGCAATGTGCTGCACCCGTGCAGGCGTTGGATCAGCCCACTTCATTGCAGGCTCCTGGCTTGACTGGTCACCAGGCCCACCCATTCACAAGTGCTGAACTTGCAGGGGTTGGCGGTGCTGTTCCGTAGTTCGACGATGCAGTTCTCGCCACGGCTTGCAATCGGGATTTGGAACACCCCCTCGAAATAACGAGAGGTCGCCAAGTCCGGGTTGTTGTTCAGCGCATTGCCGATCTGCGAGGCACGTGCGGCCAACACAGTGCCGTCAAACTTGTAGACCACAGGGTCACGACGCTCAGCGGTGACCCATGCCTCGAAGTAGTGGGTGTCGTGATACCGGAGCTTTGCGTGCCTCACCTGCGTGCGCTCGCTGTTGGCGGCCGTCTTCCCACCACCGACTTCCTTGTAGAGCTTGAACCTGGTAAAGCGATATAAGAACTCAAAGACCTCGCCAAACACAATCGGCTGAGTAGACCAGTTGCCACGAGCCGTAATTGTGCTTCCACTGCTTGCCTCGCCAAGCAGCACGCCACCGTTGCTTGTGCTTGAAAAATCGCTCCAAGCCTGCGTTTTAGCCGCAATCGTGTACGGCAGCGTCCAGCTCGTGATATTGGTGGTGGCGTTGTAAGTACCAGCCGCAACACGAATAGCCGCAGGGGTCGCTGCAGTAGTGGTAACCCGCCGATCTAGCAGTAACTGATAGGGATTGGGCAGCACATCCGCGGTGCGGTCAGCTGCAGAGATCTTCTCTAGCCATACTTGGCTGCCATACTCAACCAGCAGATAGATGGTTTCCTGCACGCAGAGGGCGTTGAGGATCCTGTCGGCTCCACTGAGCTGCCAGTGCCCCCAACTGCTTTGTGCTCGCTCAGCCCCGCCGCCGCTGTTGCGGTAAAAGTATTTGTAGGCGTAAAGCCTTTTCTCGTAACCGCTTTTGCCAGATAGGGCAAACCAGCAGTTGCCTGTGTCGTTTGCCGTCAACTTGAACACCTCTGAAGGCACGTAGCTGTTGACGTATCCGCTTAGGTCAGAGGCATCAGCAACCAGTGCAGTACCAGCACCGCGGACACTGAACTCACGGAACTGACTCCACTGGCCATTGGCTTGGCAAAAAATGATCGTTCCCTGCACGGGGATAGGCCGGCAGTTGGGGTCGATCTCGTACTGGGTCAGCACCGTGATCTGAGCCGTGCTTGGTGTCAGCACGGTTTCAGCAGCGTTGAAGCGGAACTGAATCTGATCCGAGAAGATGATCAGCTCGTCCTGGTACGGGATGGCGTAACGCAGCACCGACACGCGGTTGTTGCTGCCCGTCAGATCAATCGGGTCGCTGTCCAGAACCGCTGTGACCGTCTCCGGGAAGAACTCAAAGAAGTCACGCGCCCGGCTCAGGATGACGTTTTCATCGGCCAAGAACCCAAGCCGGTTTTTGTAGATAAATACGTCCTGAATCGGGTTACCAATAAAACTGGGGTCGGGCACAGTCTCGTAATCACCAGCGCCACGTTTGCCCCAGGTAGGGATTTGAATGCCGCTTTGAGTGCTGCCGTTGGCTGGGCCAAACCAAAAGTTGCCATTTGGCAAGCGCACCAGGAGGTGCGGCATGGTCGTGGCATCAATCTGGTATTCGACGCCAGGGCTTACCGTCTCCTGCCAGCTGCCTTCACCGAAGGTTCCAGCTCCGGTACGGGGCACAAACTGCACATAGAAGCCATCAAACTTGTTGCCCGGATCGCCAACAATCTCAACTTGGTAACCAGTTGGTGCAATGGTTGGCAGCTCCGTGAAAGCCTGCACTGAATTGGTGATGGCGGTGATGTCCGCATTGGCTCGGGCATCGGAAGCCGCAATCGTGATGGCGCTGCTACTGGTGAAATGCAGCACGCTTCCCTTGCGACTGATCGTTACGCCTGACACACCGCTTAGCGCTGATTGCAAACTGCTGGCAATGTCCTCGGTGCTAATCCTGTTTTCAGTGGTCGTTGTGCCAGTGACAATCACAGGTGCCACTGCGGTTTGCACCTGCACCTGAGTGCCATTGACGTTGACCTTGTAGGTCTGGCCGTAGTTGGCAGCCTTGACCCACACCAAGGCTTCATGAGTAGCTGGTCTGGCAGTGGCTGGCGCCAAGGAGGCGCTCATCGCTGGCACCTTTTTGACGTTGCTGACAAAGGTGTAGTCGGCAATCGACGCCGCCCGTAGATCGCTCTTTGCACTGGTCGCCGTGGACAGATAGCTGTAAGCCCCAGCAGCAGCCGTTACCGTCTTCTCGTTACCAGCCAAGTCGAACACGCGAATCGACGAACTGCTGATCACCACCAGGTACTGCTCAGAAGAATCGCGCAGGATGCTGTGGAAATAGACGTTGCCAAAGCTGGTGTTGCTGACCTTGGCAATGGTCTGCGTCCCTTCCCGCTTCCTCAGGCCCTCGGCCAGGGAACTGACGGCATTGATTTGAAGCTCGCCCTGTGATGGATCCCGCTGCGCATCTGGCTGCTGCGAGATCCCCTGGATCAGGTTGGGAATGGTGTAGCTGACGAGATTAGCCACGCAGATACCCCCGGTTCCGACCAAGCAAGCCAAGGCCCGGTGAATAAGTCGGGAAGGGTCTGAGCCCAGGTCCGCCCGTCAGGCTGTTGGCCTGCGTCTGCTCAAGCTCGACGCGTTGCAGCTCGACCAAAGCAGCCTGCTCATCAACCGCCGTGTACTTGAAGATTGAGTCACTGCTCAACACCCGGTCGCTAAATACCCGGGCTGATCGAATCGTGATCCAGCGGTTGTAAGCCTCGGGACACTCGTCCCAGGGCAACAGCCAGACCACATCAGCTTTCAAGCTGGTGACGTCAGCACCCAGCGTGTAGGTGTGCTTTTCCTTGTCGTAGACCTTTTGCCCCCGCAGCTGGAACCGCCCTGCCCACTCGTAGGCATCCGTGGCCCAGGTGACGATGTTGGGTGGAACTGTGATCTGATTGGTCGCGTTGTTCTTGGCGAACTCGTAAGCCAGCTCTGTGTTCCAGCTCCATCCCCTGGTCTGCCCTTCCTTGTGGAACTCAAGGATCGTGCGCTCAGCCATGGTGGCTTCCACCACCTGCTGGTTTTCAAGGCTGTTGACCGGCTGCTCGCCGATGTTCTGCAGACAGATGTTGACCGCCTCCAGCAGGGTTGTTCGGCCTGGGGTCAAGGCCTGATTAGCGAGGCCCATCGTTGTTCTGCATGGGTGTTGAACTCATGCTATCGGCGGGCACAAAAAAGCCCCCTGATGGCGGCAGGGGGCTTGGGACACCACTCCTAACTAAAGTTAGGGGAGCTCGATCACACCGGCACACTCAGCACGCAGCACGCTCATGCCGATTGCCATGCGGGCAACCATCAGAGTGGCTTGGTACATGATGTTGAAGTCACCGCCCTGAGGGGTGATTTGCAGGCCGGGGCTACGCAGGGTCAGCACACCGATGGCATCGCGGTGGAACACGACGGCCTTGTTCTTCGACAGATCCTGCTGATAGGCAGTGTTCTTGTCGTAGGTGCCGTTGGTGTAGGCAGCCTGGGTGACGTGGTTGGACATGATCACGGGGATGCCCTTCACGCGCAGCACACGGCCTTGCGCAAAGGAACCGTTCTCACCGCTGGCACCGTTGAAGTCCGCGTTGATGGCGCGGGTGGAATCCAGCAGGAAGTCGTACTCGTCGGGACCGACCACACAGAGGAGATCCTCGGTGGGCACGTCCTTCTTCTGCATCGCCACTTTGAGTGCGCTGATCTTGGCGACCAGCTCATCGCCTTTGGCGTTGGCAGAAGCGGCGGCATAGCCAGCCGAGAGGGTCTGGCTCTGACCAATGCGACCGGCGTTGCCGGCTTTGGCCAGGGGCTCAGTGCTGGTCTTGGCAGCGGCATACAGAACACGCGCACAGCGCTTGTCCCATTCCCGAGCCAGAGCCTGGCCCAGCTGGTGGGTCACGTCCTGACGAACATCGACATAGTTCATCAGCTCATCAAGGTCATAGATCACCTGATCGGCGATCAGCAGACCATCGAGGTTGATGATGCGCTCGTTGCGGTCACCAGGAGAGTTGGTGGCGCCGAGGATCGGGGTGCCCGGAACGTGGTAGGCAGCATCTGCCTTCCCCGACACCTGGAAGGCTGCGCTCTTGCCGCCTTTGATGTTGCGCTCCTTGACTTTGCCCTTGAACACGCAAGCGCGATCAAAAGCGTCAAGCAGCTCGGTCATGCCGAGCTTCAGGAACAGAGCGGAGGTATCACCTGCGCCCTGGATTTGACCGATACGGTCGAGAGAAACGTTGGCCATTGGCCTTAATTGGGTTGCGAGCTTCTGCCTATTGCTTCACAAAACTGGGGTATCTCCCTCGGGAGGCCCAATTTGCTCCACCAGTGCAGATCAACTCATGCGCCCATTGTTACGCAAAAGTGGAACGTGCAAGGGTTTTCTCGTACCAGGACTTGTATTTGGGATCGACGTTGTAAAGCCGTTGGCCTTTGCTGTTGGTTTTGCGCATGGCCTCAATCGCCTGCTGCTGGCTCTCAAACGCCTCAGCCTTGGTTGGCTTACCGCCGCCCAGCAGCTCAGGCTCATCAGAGTCCTGGCCAGCTGCAGCTCGCACTTGCATGGCCCGCAACGCCAAGCGGACAGCAGCCTTGTTGCCGCTGTCCACCGCAACGTTGTAGTCCGCCAGTTCGTCGGCGCTCATGTTGGCTGCAGCCCACTGGCTCAGCCGCTGAAACTCTTGGTCACCACCGACTAAGCCCTTTAGCTCGGTCACGTCTGCCTCGGTCAAGCCGCTATCGGCTGGCTCTGATGCAGCCGGTTGCGGGCGATAGGACTGCTCGTACTGCTCAATCAGCTGCACCGGGATGCCGGTCTTGGCGGCCAGCTTGTCCCGCAACGCTTTGGTGTCTTGGCCCTGGCGGACGGCTGCATCCCAGGCGCCAAGGTCGATGCCCTCTTCATCAGCAGCACTGGCAATGAACTCGCCGTAGTGCTCAGCGGCCTGCTCACGGCTCAGTGGTGCCGGGGTCTCAGGCTCAGAAGTCTTCTGCCCGCGCTGACTGATCAGCTTTTGGGCCTCGAGGTATGCCTTCTCCAGGTCTTCGGTTGACTTGAACTTGCCGGCCAGCAGCTTCTCTTCCTCGTCCTGCTGCTGCTCAGCAGCATCAATGTCTGCCTGCTGCTGCTCGATCTCCTCGAGGAACTGGTCAAACACGTCCTGTTGGCCGGGGCCAACCATGGACTGCAGCTCCTCTCGGGTGTCAGGGGTGGTGGTCATGCTGGTTGTTCAGTTGGTGGTTGTTCGGCAGATGGCGGGGCTGCCATCTGCTGGGTGGTGGCCGCGGCGTTGGCAAGTTTCTGGGGGTCAGCCATACCGCTGGCCATAACCTGCTGCGCCATGGCCATCTGTTGCTGAGCCTGCTGCTCTGCAGCGAGCTGTTCGTCGGTTTTGACCAGGCCGATGATGTCCATGCCCATCGAGGCAGCCAGGCGACGGATCAGCTCTGACGGCATCACGTAGGTGGTGATGCCTTCAGGTCCGATCGACTGTTGCAGAATTTGCATAAAGCGAGCGGTCTTCTCCAGGTCGTTGCCGCGGCCAACAGCCGACAGGCCAACGCTCACAACGGGTTTGACCAGCTCTTCTGGCAGCTTGGGCAGCTTGCCCTTGCGCACCAGCAGCGCCAGCTTGCGAGCCACATACGGCTGCTGGAACTCGGTGGTGAGGATGGCGTAGATAGAGCCCAGGGAGTTCTCAAGCTGCAGCGCTTGCAGCCGGACTTCCTCAGCAGTGACACGCTCGGCATCCCGCATGTCGGCCAGCATGAAGGCCTGTGCTAGACGAGCCTCGATGCGGGCCAGGCCCTGCATCGCAACGCTCAGATCCTGTGCCTTGCCCACCGTGATGGTGGTGACGTCATCAGGGTTGCCGGGCAGGTAGGCACCGTTAGCGGCCTCGGCCAACTTCTTGGGGTTGGCAACGCCACTGGGCTTGACCAGGTGCTTGACCTGGGCAGACACCAGTGACCCCTCGGCGATGGCCTGGCTCAGGGCTTCTGCGGTCTGAAGGTCAGCCATGCAGGCCGCCTCGACGTAGCCAGGCGAATAGTCATGACCGTCGATGCGGTACATGCGCAAGGCCAGCCAAGGCGACTCAGTGATCGGAGCTGTGCCACGGGTGCCAGGAATCTCCTTGTCCTTGACTTCCTGATACCAGCTGACCTTTTCGCCCTCCCACTCCACGTGGGTGTAGAGCTTGATGGTGCGCTCGTACTCAGGAAGGTGGTCGTCCTCCTCCTCGACGATGCCCATGGTTTCGCCGTCTTCTTCCTCAATCAGCTTCCGCACCTTCTCGGGGAGGGTGTCGTTGGCCAGCTCCTCGCAGACGATGGCCTCGAGGGGGTTACCCATCGGGTCGCGCCTGAGCACGTAGCGGTTGAGGTGGAAGCAGCGCAGCCCCTTCTCGCTGACGTACATCAGGGCGTTACCGCCCACGATCAGATGCAACAGCATCTCGTGGACCGCAACGCGATCGTTACTGGCTTCGATGCTGCGCAGTACCGCCCGCTCAAGCCGTGCCAGGGCCAGATCAAACTCGCTCTTTGATTTGCCCAGTTCTTCTGGGCTCGCCCCAGCGGCCATGAGCTGCTGCTCGTTCTTGGCCATCTCGATCTCGTCGATCGTGAAGCGGAAGAACGTTTCCGTTGGGGGCAGCAGCGCCAAGCTCAGGCGGCTGGTGATGTTGTGAACACCGCGAGCGCCAATGCCATTCCAGGGCAGCGGAAAGCTCTCGGTCTGGTTGGGTGTGTACTCGTCGTTGAGCGGCACCAGGTACGGCAGGGTCAGCCGTGCTGCTGCTCGTGCTCTCTCGAGGTAGTAGTTCCGGTCGCCCTCAAGGTTCCGGTAGCGCTTAGTGCAACTCATCTCAACCTCCAAGGTTCACGCCAACGCCTGAGCCGCGCCCGGAAGAACCGATGCGTAGATCAGATGTTGGGCTGGTGGTGCGGGCTGCAGGCGCAGCGGCCTGCTTGGTCTGCTGTGCCGTTGGCGCCTTGGTCTGCGGAGCAGTGGCCAACACACGCAACGAAGCGGACACCGTGTTGGTGGCATCGCGCATCTTTGATATTTGAGAATCCTGTTGCGCTTGCTGAGCCTGCATCTGCCCTTGCACTTGCGCGTCCTGCGCCTGGATTTGCGCAAGCTGCTGAGCTTCCTGAATCCTTAAGGCGTCAACGTTCTGACGCTGCTGGGCTTCTGCTTCAGCTTGCGACGCTTGCAGCCTTGCCATCTCTGCCTGCTGTGCAGCGACAGCCGCTTGCATCTGCCTCTCTTGTTCAGCAATGCGTTGACGCTGTTCTTCTGCGCGACGGTCTGCTTCCCACTGTCTGCGCTTGGCTTCTTCCTCGTGATGCCGGTTGTTGCCGCCTCCTGCACACATGGCTCAAACTCCAATGTTGATGCCAGAGCCCTCGCTGGCGGCAGTAGCGCCAGGGGCAATCTTGAGAGTGCCTTTGAGTTTGTCTTTCTTTTTGGGAGCGGTGGTGGTTTGAGCGGCAACCGGCTCAGTCTGTGTCGTTGTTACGGCGTAAGCAGCCTGTTGCTGTGCTGCTGCAGAAGCAGTAGCGCCAGTCATTTGGGCATCCATTTCTCGTTGTTTCTGCGCCATTTGGGCATCCAGCTCCCGTTGCTTCTGTGGCATCAAGGCATCGAGCTCCTGACGCTTGGCGGCCGCTGAAGCGTTGGCGTCATCAATTTGCTTTTGAAGCGCAGACGCAAACTGCTGTTGCTGAGCCGATGAGTCTTGGCGGTACTGATTGAGCTTGGCGTTGTTGGCGTCGATGTCAGCCTGACTTGGCCCCACATAGCGAACCTCAGGGGCTTGAGGCGCAGATCCAAAACACATGGTCAGACTCCTGTGGTGATGTTCAAGCCAATGCCGGCGCCTGAGCTGGTGGGCGCAACCCGATCGATACGCAAACCACGCTTGCCAGTTGGCTTGGTCATTTGCGCACGGTCAGAACCAATGACAGGAGCCTGAGCTGTTTTGTCTGGAGGTGGCGCCCCAATCAACGCAGCCATACGAGCAGCGTTGGCGCTTGTTTCAGCGGCTTTGGCATTGCTCTGATTAGCCTGCTCAATCTTGTAATCACGCAGCTCAGTCAAGACTTGCTGCTGCTTGTCCAAAGCCTGGGTCAGCTCAAGCTGTTTGAGCTTGAGGGCGCCGTCCTGATTGGAACGCATAGCGTCGAACTGCGCCTGCGCCATCCGGTCGTAGGCCCCGGTGTCTGGCATCGTGATTACGGCGCCACCACCGCCGCCACCGAAGCACATCAGAGCTCCTCCAAATTGAGCGGATCGGACTTCTGCTCTTCCAGCAGCTTCTCCAGGTAGGCCATCACCTCTTGTTGACCGATCAGAATGTCCAAATCGCGGTGCGACAAGGAACGACTGACAGCTGCAGGGAAAACTTCCCGCAACTTGACGAGCAACTCTTCAGTGACGATTGGCTGAAGCACTGCAGGTATGCAGACCAAACTCAGCCTACCGGCGGGCTCCACAACAGGGGAGTGCTGGCTTCAAGGTCGTACTCACCAGCTCGAAGGATGCGAGCACACCGAGCCTGGGTCATGGCATAGGCCTCGCCAAAGCCTTTCTTTTTGTAGGCGGCCAAGACTTCATGCCACATCTCCACCTCTGTTGAGCAACCAGCCAATGCTTTCTCTGCAGTGACAGGGCCATAGCCAGGGCAGCCGGGGTAGTTGTCGCTGACGTCTCCGGTCAACACCTGTTGGTAGAAGTTGCGATCGGCATCCAGCCTGCCGACCTCTCTGACCTGGCCATCACGAAGATGTAGCCCAGGCAGGGTGAGCATGTCCTTGTCCACGCTGACGATGACGTCGGCCTCCTCGTAGAGCACGCCCAGCACGTCGTCGCCCTCAATGTCGGGCAGCTCAGCCGTGCGCCAGCCGCGAGCCGGGCCGCTTTTGTGAACCCACTCGATCAGCTGGCGGTAGCCGGCAGGCTTGCGGTACTTCTTGCGGTTGCCTTTGTACTGGGGCCACACCCCGTAGCGGAATGACAGGGCGCTGCCGAAGACCAGCACCTGCTCATGGTCAGGCAGCAGCTCGCGGAAAGCGCCGAGCTGTTCTTGAAACACCTCCTTGGCATCGTCGTGCCGGCAGAAGTAGGTCCAGACGTCAGGCTCCCACTCGACCTCGTACTGGCAGGCAGAGGCTGCGGTGAACAGGTAGAACTCCGTGTCGATCAGTGCCTTCATGGGTGGATCGTGGCGACGTAGAGGATTCCGATTGCCACGGCACAGAAGATGCAGGCAGCAAGGGTGATGGCGGTGTCTTGGCTCATGACGCTTCAGTAATCTCGCGGATCATTCGATCAGCCACTTCATTGATGGCCAGATGACAGATGCGTGCTTGCCCTGGATCTGGCGCCCAGGTGCGGATAGTGTTGGCAATCTCGCGGATCACCTCTTTCATCCGCCGCTTTTCGTCAATGCCGTATTCGCCCAGAGAGCCTTGAACGGAAAGACAGTTATCGAGCAAGTTCATTTGAGTGGGGTGACAGTGGAATCAGGCCAGATGTTCTGGCAATACTTGATCGCTTTGGCCAGGCTGGGCGCTGGCTTGGTTACCCGCATTACCCTGTAGCCAGGGCGCTTGACTTCCAGGTAGTACATGCGAGTGGCCTCTTTGGGCTTGGGGTGGCTGATGCCAGGACCCAGGATTGGCTCAGGGCCTTCTTGCGGTAGACGGCCAGGGACCATCCAGCTCATTACTCAAACTCCATGTCGAGGATCTGCTCACATGCGCGGATGTAGCCCTCCCACCAAATCTGTGGATAGCTGCGCTCGACGCACTCGTCGTGATGCTTGCGTGCGTATTTCAAAAGTCGAACGACGGTGGCTCTTGAAACGTCGATGGGCTCTTCTTGTTGGGTGGACATAGTTCGATGTTGCGTAGGTCATAGACACGAATGTTTCGCTCCTGTGCGCCACGTGTGAACACAACAGAAACAGAGTCGGGATAGGTCTCGGTGATGTGACCGCGGACCCATCCGCCAAGAGCGCGGAAGCGAACCTCTTGGCCTTTGCTGTACTGGTTCCAGCTCATGGGTAGTGATGCCTGCGAAAGGCCTCCATGTCGCGCAGCTCCATGTCTTGGAACTCGGGGTGTTCTTCAAGAAACTGCTTGCTTGGCAGCACCACGTCTCGCGCTTTCTTGTTGAACTGCAGCACTGACCATTTGCCAGTAAGCAGCCCGTGCTCAAGGATTCCCCTGAGCTCTGAATGGCTGATCAGCGGTTGCATCAGCTCGCATCCAACCGGGCTTCCTCTTCCTTGACCCAGCTCAGATAGTCAGCCCAACGCTCAGGCGTCAGGCCAGGTCGCTCGTCCAGGCCAGGTGGCAGCAGCGGGTGCTCGGTGCTGGTGAAGGGCACATAGGCATCTGCGTTATGAGGGTCTGGCGCAGCGGCCAGGCTGTGCGGTGCAGCTGGCAGCAAAGCCAGCTGTGAATCAGAGGGCTGGCAGAAAGCAGGCAGCTCAGGCTTGAAGCCCCAGCTCCTGTTGGCCAAGCCGTTTTCACTGCGATAAAGCGGTGCCATCAATTCCTTCCATGTGGGATAGCGCTTAAAGACGTCGGGCTTCAGGCTCTGAATCCACTGCTCAGCGGCCCACATGAACTGGGGCTCATTGATCTCTGGGAATTCAGAAGTGAAGCTGTGGAACTTGAGCCGGCAGATGTGAGGGCTCCAGCGGTCGGCCTCTTTGATGCGCAGATGGGCTGCGATCATTTCGGCGACCGCCAGAAACGTCTCTGGTGTCAGGCGGTTTGACTTGGCCATTGCTCAAGGGCGGCGAGCATCGCCGGGTCTTTTGGCATTGGTCTGCCGCTGGCCTGGGGCTTAGCCAGCTCCTGCTTTAGGTAGTCAGGCTTGAGTGCCTGCCACCCGTGCTCAACGCCGGCCTGTGCCAGCAGCACCTGCTGCCATTGGGGCAGTGCAGCAACGCGTTGAACGCTTGCTTGCCATGCCGCTTCGGTCCAGGTGGCATTGCCCTTGTGCTTTGAGCGGCGGCTTTCGTTCCACCACTGCACCAGTAACGGTTGAGCATCGAGTGCCACAGCCGCCAGGGTTTCGTCGTTCGCATGAGCGACGTAGCCAGCAGCAGGTTTGGCAACCTTCTTTGGCGGATCAGGCACCACTGCCAAGGCAGGAGCCGGGACCGCCATTTCGACGTAGCCAGCAGCCCGGCCCACAAAGACGCAGATGCGCTCGAGGGTTTGGAAGGTTTTGCCGCACCCTTGGCACAGCCGGATCCGGCGATCGGCGTCAGGCAGAGCACGGGTTTCGGTGACCCGGCTCTTTTCGTGGCCGCAGTGAGGGCACTTCATGCCGCCACCTCCTGGGGGGCCCACTCACCACACCACTCCTTGGGCGAAACCCCAGGCCAGTTGTTGAGTGAGATGTTGTCGAAAGGCGTGAGTACGGGCGGGTGGCGTTGGCAAAAAATGAAGGTGCCAAGTTCCTTCGGGCCACGCCCATAGCGGCAGTTGCCGCACTCCTGCTCACGCAGCGGCGGGAACGGAGTTGTCATTCCAGATCACCTTTAAGTAGATGGACTGGGCGTTCTTGGGCTTCTGCTGCCAGGACGCCTCGATGCGCTGCAGCACCGTCACCCGGTCGTCGGCCCAGACAATCCCCCGGCCGGCATCCATCACGGCGCCCGCCAGGTTGTCCAGATCGGAAGTGCCCGGGCCAAAAAAGGTCAAGTGCAAAGCCGTCACTTGCCCCTTCTCGAGCGGCGGCAGGGTCCACCACTCGGTCAGGATTGAGCGAACGGTGTCCGTCCATTCCCTGTAACGGCTGTCCTTGTAAGGCCGCCCGCGCAGCGTGAACCGCGGTCGGGACTTCGGCTGCAGCGGCACTGGCAGCACGAAGTCGGCTGTGCGTAATCCCATCAGAAGGGGATCTCATCAGAAACCTCCTGGCTTTTGCGCAGCCGCTGGCTGGGGCTAAGCACAGCCGGTTCTGGCTCGCGCTCAAACACCGGGGCCTCTTCTTCCTCGAGAACAAAGCCCTCGGTCTTCTCGAAGACAGGGGCGTCATCGACTGCCTCGTAGCCAACGTGCTCGAGCACCTGGACCTGCAGCAGCTCAAGGCTCATGCCCTTGCCAGTCGGGGTGTCCCATCCCCAGGGCTGGAAGGCGACGCGGATCTTGCTGCCGTTGCCGATCAGCTTGCTGGCGGGCCAAGGGTTGAGCTTGGCGTCGGTGACCACAGGAGCTGACTTCAAATCGCCCCGAGCTGTGGTCTGCTTGCGCTTGAAGTTGATGCGCATCATGCCGGTGGGCACCTTGCGGCCTTGCTCGTCCTTGGTGGTGTCCTCACCAAAGGGCCAGGCATAGGCGCTGTACTTGATCTTTCCGCTGCCATGCAGTTCAGCGAACTCGGCCTCGAGCTTCTCGATGAACTCGACGGTCGCGGGGTCGTTGGGATCCAGCAGCAGGGAAACCGACCAGACCCGAGGGCCATCGCCGTCAAACGGCTCGGGTGGTTCGCCAAGGATTTTTGCCCAGACAGCTTCGCCTGTCGGGCTGATGAGCGTTGCTCGTCGCGGCATCTGCTCGCTATGGGTGGAGTGCAGCGGAACCGTATCGGCCTAGGTGCAGATCTGCAACACACCTAGGTGTGTCTCAAGAGAAGCAGTGTGGGTTCAGCCCGATCTCACCAGGGCACAAGTCACCCACCGTTGGCGGCCGATGAAGATTGCTAAGCCTTGCACTGGAACGGATTTGCTGCCGCATTTCCTCCAGCCAATCGGTGGCGTACACCACCCGCAGCTGGTCGTGCAGGGTGTGATGCAGCCAGCCAGCCTGTGCCGGAATTGTCGCAAAGCAATCGTGATTTGTTAGGAGCGGGAAACTGTGTGCGCTACTCATGGAGACGATGATGTGAGCGTGGGCTGCATCAAAGTGATGGATCACGTTGGCGGTCACCGCCCGGTTGGTGCTGCGGGCTGAGAGCTCTCCGTCGTCGGCTTGATCGGTCCAGGCCTGCCATCGCCGTTTGCCATGAGTCAGGCTCGTCACGGTGGTGCGGGGATCCAGCTGATCGCCCAACCGCATGGGCACCCCCAGCGGGTTGATCCACTCGAGCTGTTCACCCTTGGCCAGCACCCGCTTGCTGACGTTGCGCAGCCACGCCTGCAATTCCAGACAGCTCTTGAGCTCTGTGCCCAGCAACAGGCTGATCTTGCGGGCCAGGTAGCGGGCCGGCACCAGGTAGGCCTGTTCCCACTCCGAGACCCGCAGGCCGGCTTGCCGTTCCTCAAGGGCCAGCACCAACCCATCGACGATGCTTAGGAACTGAGCGCCATAGATGGTGGTCATCACCGGCCCCTTGCAAAGGCTGCGGTTGATGCCGAACTCCAGCCACAGCTCTGCCATGCGCACCTCTGAGGGGGTGCCATTGCTCAGGTCAAGCCGCAGCAGGCGCAGCAGCTCCTCGGCGATGTGGCCGTAAATGTCCTTGCGGATCTTGCCGTTGATGTTGGTGAGCCGGGCCAACCGCCGGTCCCGCATCAGCGCTGCCGCAATGCCAATGCCGCTGCAGGTCTGATCGAACCGGATCGGCACGCTGCAGCTGCTGTTGGGGTCCGCCACTTGCTGGGCAATGGCGCGGCAGATCTGCAGGTACTGCCAGGGATCTTTGGCATCACGCCAAAGCTCGAGCCGATCCAGCGGTGCCTCCGCCAGGGCACAGATCTGCGGCAGGTGCTCTTGCCCCCAGGTCAGCCGGTCCCGCCAGGTGCTGGCCACCCCGTAGTGGCCGGCCGCGGCCTTGAGCATCCACTCAAAGGCCTCAACGCTGCACTGTTCAGCAGCGGCGAACTGGATGGCCCCCTTCTCCCAGTCCGGCCCCTGGTGGGTGGCATAGCGGTTGCTGCTGTAGATGCGGTAGCGGAAGTCCAGGCAGTAGGCGAACCACATCGGCTGGCCAGCTACCTCCTCGCACTGGCGCAGCGTCTCTTCAATGCGACGCCGCAGCAGGGCGTTTTGGTTGCGGTCCTGTTGGGCCGCGGCTTTCTGCCGCAGGTATCGCTTGTACTCCTCCGGGCCCAGCAACTCCTGGGGCCGCGGCGGTTCTGGCAGTGGGTCGCGGGTGACCGGGAACAGGCCGCGGATGTTGTGGTCCCAGGCGCAGCGCTGCAGCTCGACCATGGCCGGGTCAATGCGCAGCTCCTGCTCCTGCAGGGCATTGACCACCTTGAGCAAGGGGGCCAGCCCCTTGGGCGTTAAGTGGCCCAGGTCATAGCCGGCCCGGCTGCGCACCAGGGCGTCCTCGTTGTCCAGGTGGCCGCCGCCATACATCCCTTGCCAGGGCCTGGGCGGCACCAGCATTGGCAGCCGACGAGCCGGCAGGGGCCGCGGCGGGTTGGCCTTGATCACGGCCAGGGCCTCGTCGGTGGCCACCACCACCTTGCGGCTGCGGCCATTGCGGGCGCTGGCCTCAATGCGAATCAGGTTGCTGTTGGCGGCAATCACCTGCAGCAGCAGCCCCCCCACCTGGGTGCGCTCGGCCGTGGCCCAGCCACCCACGTCCAGACGCAGTTGATCGAGCACTTGCTTTGAGCTCAGGGCCTTGTTCCCTTTGCGCTTGCGGATCAGGCGCAATAGATCAGGGCTGAGCTGCTCAATCCGCCCGGCCTTGAGCTCGCCTTGCAGGGCAATGCCAATGGCGCCGGCCAGCTTGCGTTCGGTGGGGCGCTGGCTGATGTGATCCAAGACCACCCCAATCGCAATGGCAGCCAATGTTCTGGGCCCCCGATTCGTGACCATCAGCAGCAGCGGCCAGGCACTGAAGTACGGGCCTGGTTTGGATGGATTGGCGAGCAGCTCCTCGAGCAACAGGCCCAGCGCAATCGTCACCCGCTCGGCATTAGCGGTGAACAGGGCCGTCCCGTATTCGGTGACGCTCTCTCGACCTAACTCACGGAGTCGGGCCCGTGCATTGATCGCGTCCCACTTTGCGCGTTCCTGCTCCCGTTCCTCCCTCTGCTTCTGCAGTTTGTCCACCGGGGTGGACGCCGAGATTTTGGGTTTCAATCGGCAGTTACGGGTGCTTTCAGCACCAATTCCACCCCACCTATGCAGAAGTGTCTAAGGCACTGGCGCAGACAGGTAAAACAACTGCTCTGCAGGGGTGGAAGGTCGTTTTGCAGATTTTAAGTCCGCTGCGTATGCCAATTCCGCCATGCTCCCCCTAGTGATCGCAATGGATCTCAAGGATTTGGCGGTCTGCAAAGACTGCCAACTTCAAGCAGTCTGCCGGACGGTCTAAGCAGATTTGGCGATCCGGTGGACGCATCCACAACAAAGCCCTCAGGGGGTGAAGACAGGCAACGGTGCAGGTGCAGCTGACTCGGTGCGAATGCCGCCAGGCGTGAAGGGATCCATGCGCAGCACGGTTCCGTATTCGCCGGAAGCGTCAGGCACTGAGCAGCCCAGCACAAAGCTGTTGTCGGGTGTGATCTGGGCCCCGTAGTTCCAGCCGCAGGCAGGAGCGGCCAGCTGGGCCAGCAAGAACAGTTCGGTCATCTCAGTCCTCCAGTGCGCTGACGCAGGCAGCCAGGGCATCGGTGTGCAGGTGTAGGTAGCGCTGCACTGAGGCCAGGCTTGTCCACCCCCCGAACGTCATCAGCTGGTGCAGGGGGATGCCCTTGCTGGCCAGCTTGCTGGCGCAGGTGTGACGGGTGGTGTGAATTGATAGCGCCCTGTCATCCATAAGGCCGAGGGCACCCTTGGCCAGGTTGAACAGGTGCTGATAGCGGGTGTACTTGTACGGCCACACCCGATGGCTGGGCACCGCAGGCATGTGCGGCTCCAGGGCCTCGATGGCACGGCGGGTGAGCGGCACCGAGCGGGGCTTGCCGTTCTTGGTGGTCCAGAAGGTGACGCGACCCTTCACCAGATCCACGTCCTGACCCTTCACCCGTTCGGCTTCACCCCACCGGCAGGCGGTCTCAAGCAGGAACACCAGCATGTCGGCCGCGGCGGGCTCACCCACCTGCCTGAAGTAGGAGCAGAAGCGATCGCGCTCCTCGTCGCTGATCACCCGGTCTTTGGTGTTGACCAGGCGCAGCTGCTGGGGCATCCGCGGGATCTCCTGTAGGTGCCCGTGCAGGTGTGCATCGGCAAGCATTGCCCTGATGGCTGACACCTTGCGGTTGACCGTGCTGGGGCGGTTGCCCTTAGCCAGCAGCTTCTGGCGCCAGGCATCAACTGCCGCTGCCGTGATCTCGTTGACCGGGAAGTAGGCCCCGAAATAGTCCACCGCCTCGCGGCTGTAGATGGCCGCTGTGCGCTCGTAGGCGGTGCCTGCCCAGCGGATGCGCAGGGACAGGTCTCGAGCCTCTTTCAGGGTGAACGGAGGGGCCACAGCGGGCTTCGCATCGCGCTGCACCAGCAGCTCGAGCAGCTCACGCTTGCGGGCCAGGGCCTCGGATCGGCTTTTGCATTTGCCAGTACGGCGGACCCCATTGATGGTGACGTCAGCAATCCAGCTGCCGTCTGAGGCCTTGCGGACAGTGCCTGCCATTGGATTGTGGTGGTGGTGGTTGTTGTGGTGAGGGTTCAGAGCCCCTCGATCTGCCGCACCAAGGCCTTGCCCTTGGCGGTCAGGCGGATCACAAAACGGCGCCCTTCTTCTGGATCGCGCACGACCTCAAGCAAGGCGTGCCCGTCGTATCCCTTGCGGTGCGTCTCGCCCAAGGCGTGAACCGTTCGGGACACGGTGGAGTTGGACAGGTTCAGGGCCTCTTCCAACTCCCGATAGGTCGCCTGGCCGCGCTGAGCGACCACCAGGAAGACCTCCGCATGGTGGATCGGGAACGCCGTTGGACTGAGTACGGAGAAAGCAGCCAGAGCCCCCTCCAGCTGACGTAAATCCATGGTCCGTAGCGGCGGCGACTCCTAGGAGTGTGACACCGGTGGAGGAAGATGCGATGGGTCTGGCCCAGTGTCTCAAGGTACACAGAGAACCCAGTCCAGGAGCCGCGAAAGGGCAGTTCGACGGAAGCAATTAGGCAGACTGACACTGGCTTTTCTCCTCGCAGGTGGACCTAGCCACTACTAGGTTTGTAGGGGCTTTGTAGGGGTCAAAATACGCGCTGATGAGCTGCTGACCTACAGCACTCAGCCGCAGTTGAAGGCCACGGCGATGCGGGTGCGGCCGCACATCAAGCAGGGAATACGGGCTCTCCACCCAACTCCCTTGGTGGTAGCGGGCTTTGCCCCGCAGTAAGGCAATCAACCGGCTAATGGTTGCCGGTGGTAGAGGGTTGCCATCGGGGTCGCACATCGCCCGCTGCAAGTCAGGGATGTTGTCGATCCCTGCAGCAATCAGCAGCAGCGCCTCAGCTATTTCGATCGGCACCACTCGGTTCTTCTGTCTTAAGTCCCCGAGGAACTTGGCCACGTCGGCAGGGTTATTCACTTGCCCTCCCGTTCGTATTGAGACTGGATGTTCCGCACCTTGAGCAGGGCTGTGGTTGCCACCTCGAGGGCGTCAGCGGTATCAGCCCAGTCAGTGCAGCCTTCAGGGCAAGAGAACACTTGGATCTCCAGCAGGTCGGTCAACAGATGGGTCCGTGGCCTCAGCAGAGACACCAGCAGGTCGGCCTCTTCTGCAGAGATGTCGAAGTTCAGCACGGCGCTGCACAGGTGGAGGGCTTTGCTTGTCAGTGTTGGCATGGCACGTCAAGAAAAGGAAGGGCAACGCGCAGGCGCTGCCCAGTTGCATCAGCCCTTGAATGGCGCCGCGGTCTCGAGCAGATAGGCGCACAGGTTGGAAACACTGCGGCCCTGATCGAAGGCAGTTGCCACCAGCCGTTCGGAAACGGCATAGCTGATGGTGATGGTGATCCGGCGGGGCGAACGCTTAGCGATCGCCACCCGATCACGTAGTGAGAGGTGGTCCATGGGATCTCTCGGGTGAAGCAGGGCTGAGCCCTGCAGGTGGCCCCTGCGCAGGCACGGGCCGCGGGCAGGGTTCAAGGCCCAGGGAACTGGGTGAGGGTGCGGCGATCTGGCAGCTGCCTGTCAACGTTTGACGGCTGCGCAGGCATGGCTTGAGCAGCAGGCCGCGGCTGTTGTGGTGGCTGCGGTTGCTGCCAGGCGAGGGCGGCCAGGGCCCAGATCGCAATGGCACCGGTGGCGATGTCAGCGGCCTTCATCGGGTGGCCTCCAGCTGGGCGGCCAGGTGCTCGGCGTCATCGCGCACCATGAGCAGCTCGGGCAGAAACGATCCGGCCCTGTCAAAGTCGCTGGCCAGGCTGTTGGCCTCGATGCCCCAGCCAGCGTCCGCCAGCTGGTTAATGGTGCGCGTGATGAAGCAAGACGCCGCACGCCGTAACTCGTGCTCTCTCATTGGTGGTGGTGGTGGTGGTTGTTGGGCAGCCTTGAGGGCTGCTGAGGGCCCACCTGCGCAGGCAGGGAGGGCCCAGAGCAGACGTCAGCCCTTCCAGTTGATGGCGGCGCAAAAATCCTCGTAAAGGCCAGCCGGGCGATGCGTCCTGACGTACCGGCTCAGCACGCCCAGCACCTCGTATTGGCGATCCATGGTGTCGTGGGCATCGATGTGTTGGCCCGACTTGTAGTGGGTGCGCATCACGGTTCCCCAGGCCCTGTTGAACCGGTCGGCATGGTGCTGGCCGACTTTTATGAGCTCCTCGTCGCTGAGCTGATCGAACAAGGTGGCGGCGTTGTTCATGGCGGTGGTGTGGTGGTTGTTGGGCAGGCGGTGAGGCCTGCAGAGGGCCCACCTGCCGCGCAGGCAGGGAGGGCCCAGTGCAGACGTCAGGCCTCTTCGATCACGTCAGGGCCGCAGATCGCGTTGGCCGCCTTGGTGGCATCGCTCAGCACCTTGAAAAGCACCTTGGGCCCTTCCTTGAGCACCCCGGCCCAGTTGCCCAGGTAGGCGGCGTGGTTCTCAGTGCAGCTGCTGATCTCCAGCCGGTTACAGATCAAAAAGGCTGCGAGCTCTGCCACCAGTTCTTCCCTGGCGTAATCAGCAGAGCCGAACGGGTTGCCCAGCTTGCGGCCCAGCCGGCTGCTGTGGCCGGTGCTGTGGGCCTGCTCATGGGCCCAGGTGGCATAGAGGCCCTCAGCGGTTGAGAACTGGGCCCGGGTGGGCATGGTGATCTGATCAGCGGCCGAGCTGTAGTAGGCGCGATCACCGGCCCAGGTGGTGGGCACCGGCCAGGCCCCTAGCACAGCCTCAGCAGCTGCCAGACGTTCGGGCTCAGGTTTCACCACCACAGCCCCCAGGGCCTCGGCGATGCGAGCCTCTAGGGCCTGCTGAGCCTCAGGGGTGCCGCCCACCAGGTCGGCGACGTTAAAAACGCACACCGGCTTGAACGAAACCCAGGCACTGATCAGGGGCTGCCCATCAGGGCCCACCACCGGCCGCCCCTTCTCATCCTCCTGTTCCCGTTTGTTGAGCTGTGGCCGCAGCACGTAGCAACCCTTAGAGCCCTTCCGCGGAAACCAGCCCTCTGCCTTGGCTTGAGCACCCCCCAGCCACAGCGGCAGGGAGAACCCCCGGCAGGCAGCCCACATCTCAAGCACTGCAGGGTTGCTGCCCCGGTACGGCTGGCCGGTGATCAGGTTGCGGTGCTGGCCCTGAGGGCCCGTCTGGGCCCAGTCGCGACGCCAAGGGTTGACGCCCTTCTCCAGGAGCTCAACCAATGCAGAGCACAACTTCTCTTCTGCTGTGGGCCCGTCGTAGGTCTTCCGGGCCTTGCTGCTGCCCTTACGGGCCTTGGTGGTGGTGGTGGCCATGGCTGGCAGGTGGTGGTGGTTGTTGGCTGCTCTGCACTAGTGGCGAGCAGTGCTGAATACATAGCACAAGCTCTCCACCGGTGGAAGTTGAGCAGGGGTAGCGCGACACCCAACCTGTAACAAAAGTTCACAGAGGAAAGCAGCCCGCTCTCAGCTGCAGCACCCCCGCCGCCACCTGCCGCAGGCCTGCCACACATCCCCAGCACCTGACGCCAGCACTGCATCAGGTGGCATCAGCTGGCATCAGCACCTGACAACGGATGGGCAGTCCGCAAGACACTCAGTGCCTGCCTGGGTTCTGGCCGTTCAAGTGCGCAGCAGCTGCAACTAGCGGGCACCCCACCACTGCAGGTGGCCCTCAGAAGGCCCTAGGAGGCCCCTCCCCCGACCCTTTTGCACAGACCCCCGGCAGGCCCCCCGAAGCCCCTCAGAGACGCAAGAGGGGGCCACGGGGGGCTGACGGACGCGCGCAGTAGAGAGACGCCATCACATCGCGCGACCCAAAACTGGGAAATAGGTCGCCATGACATCGCGCGACCCAAAAACGGGAAAGGGTGTTTGCCACGAATCCGAGCAGGTCGAGGAGGGGTGGTGGCGGATGGGGGTGTGGGTGTGTGGGGATTTGTCGCAGTAGGGGGTGGGTGTTCCTGGATTTCAGGTTTCCACCAGTAGAGAAATCAGAGGGAGTGTTGAGGGGCAGTTGGGCGAGAGGGGAAGCTCTCCACCTGTGTTGCTTTAGGGTTAATCTGAGCTTGTCCAGACCGATTGCCCCCACTGGGTCGGATCCAGAAGGGGCAATGGATACCTAGGGAGTGACTCCTAGGTGTCAGGTCCGTCAGCAGCCTCTGTACTGACTGCATGAAGCCTAGAGAAGACGGTGACGAGAACTTCGTGATGGTCCACCAGCGCGATCTCGATTCGACCATTGCCCTGTTGGGTGAACGGAAGCTGGAGCTGCGGGATGCTGCGGTGTTCCTGGTGCTTTTGAACTACGTCAACTGGCGCAGTGGGAGAGCCCATGTGACGACCAGCTACATCGCTGAACGGTTGCAGGTAAAGCTGCCGGTAGCGGTGAGTGCGATCACCCGGTTGCGCAAGGAGAACCTGGTGCGGCGTGTAGCGGATCGCAGAACCGGGGAGACGTACTTCCTGATCAACCCATTCCTGGCATCGGTTGGTGGTCCAAAACGCCGCGGCCATTTGTGGCAGCAATTTGAAGACTCACTGGAATGACAACAGTGAGCTGGGTAGTCTTCTGTTATCTGCTCTCCACCTATGTACCTGACGAATGACGAGCGGATTCGTCTTGGCTTACAGCAGTACGGCTCTGATGTTCCAGCGGATGTGGTCGAAGCAGCTGAAGCTGCGTTGGCAACGCCTTGTGGAGGTGCTTGTCCTGCCCCAACGAAGGCGACCACAAAGACCCGTGCTCGGACCAAGAGCGGTCAATTTGAAGGCGATGATCCTGATACTGCTGCCGTGAACGAGGCATACGTTGAGGGCTAAGGTTGTGGTGCTCACCCGGGTGGTGCCGGGAAGCACACCGCCAGGACTTGCTTCTGGTGGTGGTTGTTGGGAGAGCCCTTCTGCGTCTTCGGATGTGGGAGGGCTCTCTTTATGAATTGGGAGCCATTACCACCTGAGCTATGGCCCTTCCCGCACTTCCTTTGTTACCTGCTGCGGGAACTCAACCTGGCCGATACACCAACGCTGCGGCAGCTGGAGGTGGCGGAATGGTTGGAGAACGGTCCTGATCGCTCGATCACAACCGCTTATCGCGGATTGGGAAAGAGTTTTGAATCTGGTGGCTATGCCCTGTGGCGGCTGCGCCATGACCCGTTCACCGAAAAGATCCTGATCCCTGCTGCCACGGCAGAGAAAGCGGAGGAGGTGGCGACGTTCATGGCCCGGTGCATCCGGGATGTGGACATTTTGCGTTGCCTTGAACCCAGGCCTGATGGGCGCTCATCGATTAAGGCCTTTGATGTGGGCCCTGCGGTGATCGACCAGAGCCCGAGTGTCCGCACTGTGGGAATCCTGTCGCCGTCTCTCACGGGTAAGCGCTGCACGCTGGCGCTGCCGGACGACATTGAGACGCTGAACAACTCGATCACACCGCTGAAGCAGGAACGCCTGGCCCAAGCGGTGACGGAGCTTGAGGCGATTATCAAGCCGGATGACCCGGGCTTTGACCCCAACGCACCTAGGGACTACACGCAGGCGGGCCTACGTCAGGTCTTCCCAAGACAGATCCGGTATCTGGGAACTCCGCACCTTGAGAGCTCGCTGTACCTACGCCTGGTGCGGGAGAGGAACTACTCGATCCGGTTCTGGCCAGCTCGATTCCCCAACCCCACCGATGCGGATGAGTGGGATTGCTACGAGGGGAGCCTGGCGCCTGCAATCGCCGCGGCCGTGGAGGAGAACACGGCCCTGGCGGGGGAACCGACAGACCCTGAGCGCTTTGGGCACCACGAGCTGCTGAAGCGCGAAACCCGGATGACACGGGCTGCGGTCCAGCTGCAGTACCAGCTGAACTGCCGGTTGAGCACCTTGGATCGTTACCCGATCCGTCTGGGTGACCTGATGGTGATGGACCTTGATGGCAAGGCCCTGCCGGAGGTGGTGGTGTGGGCGGCCAGCAATGAACAGCGCATCCAGGATCTGCTGTGCGTCGGCCTTGGCGCAGATCGCTATTACCACCGTCCGGCGATGGTCAATGGCTGGGTGCCGCAGGAGGAGACCTGGCGCTGCGTGCTGGCGATTGACCCCTCAGGCCGCGGCAGTGATGAGCTGGCTTGGGCGGTGATCGCTGAGCTGAACGGCAACTTCTTCCTGCTGGAGAGCGGCGGCACCACCCGCGGCTATGAGCCTGAGGTGCTGCAGCTGCTGGCGACCAAGGCCAAGCGCTGGCAGGTGAACTACTGCGTGGCTGAAAGCAACATGGGCGATGGCATGTTCACGGCCCTGCTCTCACCGGTGATGTCGAAGCTGCATCCGGTGTCGATCGAGGAGGTGCGCGTCAGCCAGCAGAAGGAACGCCGGATCGTGGACACCCTGGCGCCGTTGGTGCAGCAGCACCGGCTGGTGATCAGCAGCGAGCTGATCCGCCGGGATTATCACGATGCTGAGCGGGATCCTGAGACAGGGCACCAGCGCTCGCTGATGTACCAGATGAGCCGGATCACGGTTGAGCGTGGGGCGCTGACTTTCGATGACCGCATTGATGCGTTGGCCCTGGGGGTCAAGTTCTTCACTGACGCCGCGGCCCAGGACCAGGAGAAGGCGAAGCGCGAGCGCCAGGACGAGATGGACGAAGTGATGCGTCAGGCCTGGTTCGATGAAACCGGCTCGAGCATTGATGCCTTGGCCATGGGGTGGAAGCCACAGCCAAAAGCCAGGGCGTTCGGTGGGGTCAAGCGGTAGCGGACTCGTCCGGCCGCACCATCGGCACCACGTTGGCCTTGTTCTTCAGGGCCGAGAAGTCCAGCTTGCCGGCCATCTGCGAGCGCAGCTTGGCGGTGTCGCTCTCTGACAGGTTGGCGGTGATGCTGTTTTGCTTAAGCAGCTGCAGAGCAACCCGCAGATCATCGTTGCTGGTGGGCTTGAGGTTGCCCTCATCGTCGTAGCCGCCCTGGTCAACGCGCTCACGCACGGCCCGGACAACCGATGCGTGCAGTTCTTCAAGTTCCTTTGCGAGGTCTGCCACGGTTACATGGGTGGAGAGCTTTCGCTTCCATGATCCAGGAAGTCCAGTTCACTGACGAGCGTTGGCTCGAGTTCTGGCAGAACTACAAGGCTCTTGAGCACCAAAAACAGGCGGTGATCAAGCTCGGCCGCCACATCAAAGAGGTGGACCCGTGCCTGCTTACGGAGTCAGCGGACTGGACGCATGACTTCAAAAGCGGCATCCAACTGCAGCAACAAGCTGCATTGGTGCGCAATCCGCTGAACGTGAAATGGCAGAGCCAGCTGGATAACAAGAGCGGCAGGGGCTACCGGGAGTGCTTCAGCAGCTCCTGCGCCATGTTGGCGATGTATTGGGGCAAGGTGCCCAACGACGACGCCTACAACGCCATCCGGCAGAAGCATGGCGACAGCACATCAGCCCAAGCGCAACTGGCTGCCTTGCGGTCTCTGGGCCTGAAGGCTGACTTCTTCACCAACGGCACCCCAAAGGCGCTGGAAGCCGAGATTGATGCTGGCCGGCCTGTGGCTGTCGGTTGGCTCCACAAGGGCTCTGCAAGCGCTCCTACGGGCGATGGGCACTGGTCTGTGGTGATCGGCTACACCGATGCCGCCTGGATCCAGAACGATCCCAATGGCGAAGCCCTCCTGGTGGGCGGGGGCTACACCGCCAACACCAAAGGAGCCGGCATCGTCTACAGCCGCAAGAACTGGAATCCCCGCTGGATGGTCAATGGCACCGGCGGTTGGTATCTCACCTGCCGGCCATGAAGCGCGAAACCCTCCATCTGCCCAAGGGCATGTCCGTTGAAACCGGCCGCGATTCCAACGGCCGCTATTTCGTCGCCTATGCACGTAACGCCAGTGTCTTTCTGCGCTCTGCGCAAGAGGTGCGGCGCTTCCTCAGGCTGCCCGCAAGCACCCCCTCCAGGGCATCACTCGACAGCTGGTTCGAGTCACTGGCCGCTGGTGACGACCCTGCAGAGCTCAGCCCTGACCCCGCTTAGGTTTTCGGCCATGGCTTGGCTTGCTGCCACGACCATTGCCCTGCCGAGTCTTCTTGTGGACCGGTTCCCGGTGGATCTGCTGCTGGTTGGCCTTTGGCTTACTCATCAGTCGATTGGCGGTTACGTGTGGCTTCCCAGGCCTCGCCCAGGTTTTCTGCTGCTTCCTTGGCAAACCACCGGGCAATAGCCGTCTGCTGGTGCCAAAGCGTGTTCAGCAGCAATGCGGTGTTCAGCAGCCCCTGGTGATCACCCAGCTCATACAGCTCGAGCAGTGTTCGCTTCGTCGCTTCCTGCCGAAAGTCCAGCTCTTGACCAACGACGAAGGGCTGCATGGCCTATCTCTTGGCTAGCGGGCTGATGATCCCGGCCAAGATCTCAATCGCCCGGTACAGCTTCACCGCCAGACGGCTGTAGGCGTCCAAGGCCTCGTTGTCCTTTGGCGTGGGAGTGAGATTCACCACGATCACCGCAACGCCATGGACAGCAATCGCTAAAGCGATGTAGTCGGCAAAGCGATCCATCACGGCTCTTTCTCCACTCTGCGCAGCCGTTGCTCGTGGTCTTGCAGCATCTCCTTGATTCCTTCAAGGATCGTGCTGGTACGAGCCTCAAACCGGCCGAGCCCGTTGGCGATCTTCCAAAGGGCGGCCACGCCTGAGCCGCCAAGTGCGATCAGCGCGATGACAGAGGCTGGGTCCAAAGGAACAGACAGCTGCACCTATGCAGAGTAACGGCCATCCGCTACCCCGCAAACAACCGCACCGGTTGCTCTGGATTCACCACATAGTCTGCCCAGTCTTCCAGCAACTCACCCATAAAGTTGACGTGCCAGCCGTCCAGCACGGTGGGAGCGGTCACCACGTTGCCTTCCTCGTTGTACTCACCGCCGATGGTGATGGTGCCAATCACATCCAACGCATGACCGTGGCTGGCGGTGATCCAGGTGTCGTCTTCGGTGCGGTAGTCAGCCAGGACGGTGATGGCCG